CCTGTGACTTTAAATGTGATTGTGTTTCCAGCAGCTCGAGTTGTGCCATCTATAACTAAGAAAGGTTTAAAAATATCTGCTGTTCCTCCAGGAGAAGATCCTGAACCCGCTTGTTCTGCAATATCTAAAACTCTATTTCCACCAGTTGAACCATCAAGTTTAATAATAAAAGCTCTACCATCAGGTGCAGTAGTAGTGTTATCAGGTATAAGTAATGTTTTATCCGAGTTTAAGGTTACTTCAATATAACCAAACATGTCTCTTAGATAATTTAAATTTAGATTAGTATTAGTTCCCCATGTACCGGCGTTTTCACCAGTAGTCATTAAGTTGAAACCCAATGAATTATAATTTGATGCCATATGTCTCCTATGCTGCTACTTCCGTATAAGTTACAGCTGTACCTGTTGATGTTTCACTATATGATACAGGTGTTCCAGTGTCAACAACCTTATATGCCAAAACTGTGGCCGTGCCAACACTTATTGTTGAAGATACTCCTGTCGGAAATACATGAGCTCCAGCATTAGGAACTAAAGTACCCAGTGAACTTGTTAAAGATTGACCTACAACCGGATATCCTGATTCTTGTCTTAAAATACCTGTAGAACCAGTTAGTCCTACTCCTGTAGGAAAGACATGCGCACCGGCCGTAATATCCTCGTTTCCAGTTACAATTGAACCTGTAGCTGCTAAAGGAGTGACATTCGCATCAGCATTAATTTCTGTTGGACTACCTACGGCAGAAGTAAGAGCCAGCCCTGTTGGTTGAACCCCTATTCCACCTATCATTAAAGGAATACCAACACTTGAGGTTAAACCTAAGCCTGTTGGAGAAATAGTTACATCTCCTATAACCGTATTACTACCAATAGAAGTTACAGCTTCAACACCAACAGGAACTTCAATATTTTTTTGAAGAGAAACTGAAATTGGACCAACAGTCCAATTAAGCTGGAGTCCTGTTGGAGAAATAGTTATATCTCCAACCATGGAATTAGTACCGATTGAAGAAGTTAAACCTACTCCAGTGACTGCAACATTCGTTAAAAGTTCAACAGTGGATGATCCAATTGAAGTAGTAACTGCAATACCTGCTGGTGTAGTGATTGCATCATCGGTACCACCCCATACTTGAGAACCCCAAGTATCTCTACCCCATCCTTCTAAATTGTAAGATGATTCGTTTCCTACTGCAGTAGTTGCAGCAACGCCTGTAACAGAGACATTAATAGATCCTTGGTCACCCCAAAGTCCATCCCCCCATTTTAGCGAGCCCCAGGTATTAGCCATCGGAGAAACCTCCTTATGCTATTCTTAGAATTGCTAAGGTATCTGTGAAATTTGGAAATTGAATTGTGAAAGTTCCAGCTGTAGCAGTTTTATCTCCACCAAAATCTAAAACAGCGACCGCTTTATCAGATGCAGATTTATTATAAATTAATGCACCACGAGCTGTAAGTGTAGCAGTTTGCCAAGAAAGATTTGTCCAATCTACAATTGCTGTATCACTAGCGAGTTTATGAGTTTGACCAGCAACAGCTAAAAGTTTTCCTCCTGCTGAATAATTAGTTCCAGAAGTTTCTCCCGCAGTTAAATAATCAGTTGTCGATTTTCCAATTGTAGCTGTACTAATATACATTGCTAAATAAAAATGATTTCCTGATGTTTGATCAAAATTGTGTGTTGCACCTAAAAGTTGATTTTTAAATGTATTAGCTACTGCACTACTTGTTATTGCCATAATAATCTCCTATTTGACTAGTCCTGAATCTGTGGTTGAAGGAGTATTCAGTGGGATTCTAATAGTTCCACTAGTATAATCACCTCTTCTACGTCTTCCAATTTGTTCAAGACCAAACTTATCTACTTCTTGTTTATATCTTTGTTCATAGTATGTCAACATCTCCATTGGACCTTTTAAAAATCCATAAGCCTCTACCAGGCAGGCATATAAGAGCCCTGTAGGAAATTTCTGACTTAAGAAAGTCACAGTATTGCTCGAACTTAAAGTATCTGGCATCTGTGAATATTCTACTTCCATAGTGTAAGCAACATCTGGAGCCGGTCCAATTTTAAAATAATTAGTGTCATTACTAGCTCCCTGTCCAGATTGGAACATTGCATAGTAAAGAGGTTTAGATCGAGGAGGATCTGAAGGAGTTCCAGGGGTTGTTGAATCTTGTATATATTCGTCTAGGAAGGTTTGATCTACTTTTTGAAGATACCACATACTTCCACTAGAGTCTGTTAATTTAATAGCTCTAACAAAATCTTCTGTTCCAGGAGAATTATAAGTTGCTTGACCTACAATTAAAGTAGCTGTCTGATACTTTCTCATAGCATCGGTCGCTACATCTCTATTAATTCGGTTTTCAGCGCTCTCAATAAATTGATCAGTAATAGTAGCTGTAAAAACTGAAGTATCAACTTCAGTGTAATCTTGAATTGCTGTCGTTAATGTTGCGTATGTAAATCCTGCCATTATGCTTGTATAGTTACAGGTCCTATTGAGACCGAACCCCCTCCTTGTACATCACCATTTGTAGCAGTATATCCTGTAACTGTAAATTGGTAATTATTATAAGTTTGAGCATAAAGAGTGCCCCATTGAGAAACAACATGGCCCGCTGCTCTAGAAATTTCAGAGCCGTCAATTCCATCAAAACTTGGCACATCTGCATAAGCAGCAACAGGATTACTTGTAGTCCCAGTACCGGGAGATATAGTAGGTGGACCATAAAATCTGTAAGTATCTCCTAAAGTACGTGCATGCCCTGGTTGATAAACTCTAATTACAGAAGTTCCTGCTGTTGTAGTAAAAAAAGGATTAAACTGTAATAAAGTAGTAGTTGCAAATTCCGTCCGTGCTGTTCTTGCATGCAATAAAGCTTGAGGATCGCCACCTGTAACTTTAATTTCTAATTGAGGGGATTTAGATTCATATTCAGAAATATGAACCCAGGCTCCTGTCCATTCTCTAACCATTTCTAAATAAGGAAAAGCTTGGCCGCTACGATCAGAAACTGACAAAGCATATCTCCCTTGAGAAAAACGCGCTGTCATTACGATACCGCCGGATAATATGTTTGAGGAGTTACAAAAGCACTAGAAGCTGAACCATCTTCTTTTAAAGCTCTAGCTAGTTCATCTTCATAGTACATTTTTAATTCTTGTGTTTTCGCAGGATTAATTTTTTGACTTAAATAAAAAGCTAATCCAGAAACTAAACATGGATAAAATCTAAAAGGAACATCAGCTTTATTTGCATAAGGTGTAATATATAAAGTTAAAGTTGTTTTATCTATGAATCTTTGAATCCAAAACTGGCTTGGAACTCCTTGAGAATTTTTATTAGTTAAAGCTGAATAAGTAGATCTGTCAATTTTAGTTAAAGTTATATCAGATTGACCTGTAGCTCCATCATTAGTTCGATAAGCAGCTGTTAAGATATCGGAAGCATTATAAACGTATGTTGCGTTATCTGTTGTAGCTGGGTTATCTGTAACTGATCCTCTAGCTGTGGCATTTTTATAAACATCAAAAGTAGCTTGACCAGAAGTAATATATAAATTTGTATTGGCTACTTCCCAAAAATGAATTCCTCTATTTCCCCATTCAGAAAATAAAATGTTAAGTGAAAAAAGTGCAGTTTTAAGATTATAACCGGATGTCAATTGAACTTGACATCTTTCATAAGCCTCTTCAACACATTGAGTTATTGAGGGCTCGAATGCAACTGATCCTGATGTTGCCATTTATCCTCCTACCTAGTAACTGTTAACGTCGCTCCTGCTGACGCCACAACAACAATAGTAACTCCGTCTTTAAATAAAATACCTGAACCTGGAACATAAACTTCCAGTCCATCTACATCAAATAAATATTTTGCTTTTAGATTCCCTGCTACAACTACAGCAGCTGTTTGATCATAAAGGGAAACTTCTGAACTTCCTGCTCCTGCAGCTTGAATAGATGTAACTCTAGTTCTACCTGTTGCCATGTTTACACCAGTTGTTGCACCGGTTCTGTGTAAGGTTGTTTGATCACTTGTAAATGATCCGCCGCCCATTGACATAATTTTTCTCCTATTCCTGTAAGCTCCCGAAGGAGCTCACATTATTTTATTTATTAAGCTAAGTTAATGTTTTGTTGATACAGAACAGTAACTCTACACTCACCAGAA